CTGTTGGTACTCCAATCGATAGTGCGGTGTTCTTATGGATGCTCGGCTTTTTTACACCGGTTGGATGTCTATTGATGATTGTCGCTAAGATGCTGTCGGCTCTCCTTATATGGTGGAGGATACAAGATTGATCCACTATCACGGCACACCACTTACCCCACACTCTGAATTGCATAAGATGGCTGGAAAGCATTTTTGTGTTTCCTTTGAAGAGCCTAGGGATGTTGAGTGGTGTATTACAAATGGACAATCTGTGCTTCTTGATAATGGTGCTTTTTCAGCTTTTACAAAAGGGAAGACTGTTGACTTCAAGGCTTATGAAGAATGGCTTGAGCCATATCTCTATCCGCCAAACTGGGCAATAATACCTGATGTTATTGATGGCTCGGTAGAGGAACAAAAGCTATTACTGAGATCTTTTCGGCATCTTCCCAAACAATTAGTAGCTCCAGTCTGGCACATGAATTTGAGTATAGATTGGCTATTAGAACTCGCTGACACTTATGAGCGGTTTTGTTTTGGTTCGTCTGGTGCTTTCTGGCAAGTGGGTAGCGATAGCTGGTGCAGACGAGCAGATGAAGCTTGGAATGGGCTGACAAAAAGGGGGCATAAATCATGGGTACATATGCTGAGAGGTCTCGCTTTATGTGGTGATAAGTATCCTTTTGCTTCTGCCGATAGCACTAATGTAGCAAGAAATTTTAAAAACAAAGGTGCTGAAGTATGTCCAGAGCGGATGGCAAGACGTATTGATGCAGTTCAGTGTCCTTTGATATGGTCAACTAAAGAAACACAACAAGATTTATTCTCAAGGAAAGTAGTATGACAGAAAAGAAGATCACGCCCGATGGAGGAATGAACCTAGACTTTTCTCGCTCCCCGGTTTTGTGGAAGTTTCTCAATGATGATAGTTTTGTAAAGTCAATCATGGGACCTGTTGGTTCGGGCAAGTCTTATGCGTGTTGTGCTGAGTTGTTCAAAAGAGCTGTTATGCAGAAGCCTAGTCCAAGGGATGGCATAAAATATTCACGCTTTGCTGTTGTCAGAAACTCCTATCCTATGCTGAAGACCACAACTCTCAAGACTTGGCTTGAGCTGTTTCCAGAAGATGTATGGGGTAATGTTCATCATGCTCCGCCAATCAAGCATCATATTCGGCTTCCCTCAAAAGAAGGGGCGGCAGGTATAGACATGGAGGTATTGTTCCTGGCTCTGGATCAGCCAAAAGATGTACGGAAGTTACTTTCTCTTGAATTAACAGGTGCGTTTGTAAACGAAGCAAAGGAACTGCCCAAGGCGGTCATTGATGGCTTATCGCATCGAGTGGGTCGCTATCCTACAAAATCAGATGGTGGGCCAACATGGCGAGGGATTATCATGGATAGTAACCCTTGTGATGATGACCATTGGCTCTACAATATGGCAGAGAAAGAAAAACCAAAAGGGCAATATAAGTGGAACTTCTATAAGCAACCGGGGGGAGTTGAGGAAGTTCATGCTGATGATGTTCCTGCTGATATGCCAGAAGCTCAAGGGTTTATGTATCAAGCTGGTCGATGGTGGCAAACCAATTCCAAAGCAGAAAACCTAACCAATCTGCCCGATGGATACTATGAGCAGTTGATCCCCGGCAAAACCTTGGATTGGATACG